GCGACGTTCCGGGCGATCAGCGGCGAGGAGTTCCGCCGCGCCTTGCGCGCGGCGCAGGATTTGGCGGCCGTCTTCGGCCAGGACATCCGATCGGCCGCGACGCAGCTCGGCAAGGCGCTCGAAGACCCGATCCAGGGCCTGACCGCGCTTCGCCGGGTGGGCGTCTCGTTCACCGCCGCCCAGCGCGAGACGATCAACGAAATGGTCCGCATGGGCGACATCGCCGGCGCCCAGCGGGCGATCCTCGAAACCCTCGAACGGCAGGTGGGCGGCGCCGGCGTTGCGGAAGCCGGCGGCGTCACGGGCTCGTTCCACCGCGCCAAGGCGGCGCTCGGCGATTTTCTCGCGACATTGGCGGAAGTGAGCGGCGCGGCCGGCGTCGCCGAAGGGGCGATGAACAGCCTCGCCGCCGGCGTGAACCGCCTCACCGGCGCGCTTCAGGCGATGAACGACGAGGGCGATGTCGGCCAAGTGGTCGTGGGCCTCAATCGCCAGCTCATCGAAGCGCAGGATCGCCTCACCCGCTTCGAGGAGACCGGCAACCGCCGCGCGGCGGCGATCGCGCGCGCCCGGATCGCCGATCTCGAAGCGCGGATCGAGGCCGTCATCGAGCGCGGTCGCCAGGAAGTGGCCGCGATGGAAACGGCCGAAGCCAATCGCCGGACCGCCGAAATCGAGGCGAGGACCGAAAAGGGCTTCGACCGGCTTCGCGAACTGCGCAAGGAACTCGAAGGCCTCGCGACGCCGGAAGAGCGCCTTGCCGCGATCAACACCCGCCTTGCCGAGACCATCGCCCAGCTCGAGACGCTGCGCACGGCCGGAAATACCGGCGCCATCGACGAGGCCATTGCCGCCGCGCAGGAGATCGCGCGCCGGCAGATCGACGCCTTCGAGAAGCCGGCGCGCGAAGCGGCTGAGCGCGAGGCGGCGAAGACGCGCGAATTGATCGACGAGCTGACGCGCTCGATTGCGCAGTTCGGAGACGAGCGGGCGAAGTTCGTCGAGCGGTTCGTTTCGCGCCTGGGCGACAGCGCGACGGCCGCGCAGCGCGCGGAGGTCGAGAGGCTTGCCAACAGCCTGTACGATTTGGAGCAGGCGCAGAAGAAGACCGCGGAAGCGGAGCGCGAAGCCGAGCGCCTGCGGACCGAAGCGCAATCGGTCTATCGCTCGGTCCGAACGGCGGCCGAAGAGTATGCCGAGACGCTCGCGCAATTGGACAAGCTGCTCGCCGCCGGGGCGATCTCGCATGAGATCTATGCGCGGGCGGTAGCGCGCGCCCAGGAACGGCTGGAGAGCCTCGAACGCACCGAGCGGCGGCGCCTCCTGCGCGAGTCGGGCGACCTGTTCGGGCCCGCGCGCGCCTTCCTCGATGAATATGTCGAGAAAGCCGGCACCACGGCCAAGCTGATCGAGCAAAGCTTCTCCAAGGCGTTCTCGACGGCGGAAGAGGCGGTTGCGCAATTCGTCCGCACCGGCAAGCTCGAATTCTCCTCGCTGGTGAGCTCGATGCTCGCCGATCTGGCGCGGCTGTCGATCCGCCAGGCCGTCCTGGCGCCGCTCGCCAACTGGCTGGGGAATTTCCTCGGCGGCCTGGGCGGCGGCTTTTCGGCCTTCCGCCTGCACGAGGGCGGCATCGCCGGCCGCGACGGCGCGCCAGGCCTTGCGCCGGCCTATGCGTTCGTCGGTGCGCCGCGCCTGCACGACGGCGGCGTCGCCGGCCTGCGGCATGACGAGGTGCCCGCCATTCTCCAGCGCGGCGAGCGCGTGCTTTCGCGCCGCGAAGCGCGCGATTGGGATCGGCGGCGCATGGTGCTGATCAACATCGCCACGCCCGATCTCGAAAGCTTCCGCCGCTCGCGCACGCAGATCGCCTCCGACATCGCGCGGGCGGTTGCCTTCGGATCGCGAGGGTTGTGATGGCGTTTCACGAGGTGCGGTTTCCCGACGACATCAGCCGCGGCGCGCGCGGCGGACCCGAGCGCCGAACGCGCATTGTGGAACTCGCAAGCGGCGACGAAGAACGCAACTCGCCCTGGGCCGACAGCCGCCGCCGCTACGACGCGGCCTACGGCATCCGGCGCGCCGACGATCTCGCCGCCGTGGTGGCGTTCTTCGAGGCGAGGCACGGCAGGCTCTATGGCTTCCGCTGGAAGGATTGGAGCGACTACAAGTCGTGCCTCCCTTCGGCATTGCCTTCGGCGACCGACCAGATCATCGGCGAGGGCGACGGAAGCACAACGCAGTTCCAGCTCGTGAAGGTCTACGCGAGCGGCGCGCAAAGCTATTCTCGGCGGATCGTGAAGCCGGTTGCCGGAACGGTTCTCCTCGCGCTCGACGGCATTGCGCAAGGATCGGGATGGAGCGTCGATCCTTCAACCGGCGTCGTGTCCTTCGCGGCCGCGCCCGGCAACGGCGTGATCGTCACCGCCGGCTTCGAATTCGACGTTCCCGTTCGCTTCGATACCGACCGGCTCGACGTGACGCTCGATATCGAACGCATGGGCTCGATCGCTTCCATTCCGCTCGTCGAGATCAGGCGATGAGGATTCTGCCGGCAGCATTCCAAGCCCATCTCGACGGCGGCACGACGACGCTCGCCTGGTGCTGGCGGATCGAACGCGCCGACGGCGAGGTCTTCGGCTTCACCGACCACGACCGCCCGCTCGCCTTCGGCGGCACGGCCTACGAACCGGAATCCGGCTTCTCGGCGTCCGAAATCCGCGCCGGATCGGAATTGGCCGTCGATGCGCAGGAGGCGCAGGGCGTGCTCACGTCGGATCGCATCACCGAGACCGACATTCTCGACGGACGCTGGGACAATGCGATGATCGAGGTCTGGCGCGTCAACTGGGCGGACGTTTCCCAGCGCACGCTCATGCGCCGCGGCAATATCGGCCAGGTCCGGCGCGGCAAGGCGGCCTTCATCGCCGAGGTCCGCTCCCTCGCCCATGTGCTCAACCAGACCGTCGGCCGCACGTTCCAATATTATTGCGACGCCGCGCTCGGCGATGCGCGCTGCGGCGTCGATCTCGACGATGGGGCGTATCGCGGCGCAGGCAGCATTGTCACCGTCATCGCCGATCGCGTGTTCGAAGCCTCCGGAATCGAAGGATTTGCCGCCGGCTGGTTCGAGCTCGGCTTCCTCGAATGGACGAGCGGCGCCAATGCCGGGCGCCGCGCCGAAATCGCGCGGCATGCCGTCGGCGGCGGCCAGGTTCTCATCGAATTGTTCGAAGCGCCGGTGCGGACGCTTGCGGCGGGCGACGGCTTCGTGATCCGCGCCGGCTGCGACAAGCAATTCGCGACCTGCAAATCGAAGTTCGGCAACGTCGTGAATTTCCGGGGCTTCCCGCATATGCCGGGCGACGACGTGGTGCTCCGCTACGCGAACCGGGGCGACGCCAACACCGGCCGCCCGCTCTGATCGGCAGACGAATCTCATGGCGAACGAATGCATGGCGCCGCGCCGCGCGGCCGATCCCGCGCGCGTGGTTTCGGCCGCGCTCGAATGGCTCGGCACGCCCTATCACGATCAGGCAAGCATCAAGGGGCTCGGCTGCGATTGCCTCGGGCTTGCCCGCGGCGTCTGGCGCGATATCGTCGGGCCCGAGCCCATGGCGCCGCCGCCCTATTCGCGCGACTGGGGCGAGGTCGGCGCGCGCGAAACCTTCGCCGAAACGGTCCGGCCTTATCTGATCGAGATCGATCCCGGCGAGGCGGGCCCGGGGGCGCTCGTGCTCTTCCGCATGCGGCGCGGCGCGCCGGCGAAGCATTGCGGAATCGTCCTCGACGACGGCCGCTTCGTCCATTCCTACGAGCGCACCGGCGTGGTCGCCATGCGCTTCGATCGCGCCTGGCGCCGCCGCGTGGCATTCGCCTTTCTCTTCCCGGAATCCGCCTGATGGCTTCGGTTGTCCTCAATGTCGTCGGCGGCGCCATCGCCGGCCCGATCGGCGCCGCCGTCGGCTCGATCATTGGCGCGGTCATCGACAGCCGCATCGTGGCGGCGCTCACGCCCACGCAGCGCATCGAAGGCCGGCGCCTCGAGGATGTGCGGGTCACAACATCGACCGAAGGCGCGGTGATCCCGCGCGTTTATGGCCGCATGCGGATCGGCGGCAACGTCATCTGGGCCACCGACTTCCGCGAGGAGCGGCGCGTCACCCGCCAGGGCGGTGGCGGCAAGGGTGGCGGCGGGGGTGGCGGCGGCGTGGAGGTCACCGAGTATTTCTATTTCTGCAGCTTCGCCGTGGCGTTGTGCGAGGGCCCAATCTCCGGGATCGGCCGCATCTGGGCCGACGGCAAGCCGTTCGACGTGCGCGGCGCCGTCTATCGCGTCCATCGCGGCACCGAGGACGAAGAGCCCGACCCGCTGATCGCCCAGAAGATGGGCGCGGGCAACGCGCCGGCCTATCGCGGCACGGCCTATGTCGTCTTCGACGATTTGCCGCTCGAAAAGTTCGGCAACCGGATTCCGCAGCTCTCGTTCGAGGTCTTCCGTCCGCTCGACGATCCCGAGTCCGCCGAGCAGGTCATCCGCAGCGTCAACATGATCCCCTCGGCCGGCGAGTTCGTCTATGCGACCGAGCCGATCCTGCGCGGCGCCGATGGCGAAACGCGCGCCGAAAACGTCAATTCCTCGGAAGGCGAGCCGGACTTCATCGTCTCGCTCAATCATCTCGAAGCCGTCGCGCCGAACGTCGAATCCGTGGCGCTCGTGGTCTCGTGGTTCGGCACCGATCTGCGCTGCGGGGAATGCCTGATCCGCCCGGGCGTTGAGGTCGCATCGAAGTCCACGACGCCCAAGAGCTGGTCGGTGAACGGCGTAAGCCGCGCCGCCGCGCATCTCGTAAGCCGCCTGCCCGGCACCGACGATCCCGCCTATGGCGGCACGCCGGCTGACTTCGCGGTGGTGCAGGCGATCAAGGAACTGAAGGCGCGCGGCTATCGCGTGACCTTCTATCCCTTTGTCCTCATGGACGTGCCGAGCGGCAACAGCCTGCCCGATCCGTATTCCGACAACGCCGCCGCGATCGGCCAGCCGCGCTATCCCTGGCGCGGGCGCATCACCTGCTCGCCGGCGCCGGGCTATGCCGGAAGCCCGGACAAGACCGGCGCGGCTGCCGCGCAGATCGCCGCGTTCTTCGGCGGCGCCCAGCCGTCGGATTTTCTTGTTTCCGGCGAAACGGTTTCGTGGATCGGCGATCCCGACGAGTGGGGGTTTCGCCGCATGATCCTGCACTATGCGCATCTCTGCGCGGCGGCGGGCGGCGTCGATGCGTTCCTCATCGGTTCCGAATTGCAGGCTCTGACACAAGTGCGATCCTCGGCCTCAGCATATCCGGCGGTCGGAGAATTGCAGTCGCTGGCGTCGGCAGTGCGCTCGATTCTCGGTTCGGGAACGAAGATTTCCTATGCCGCCAACTGGTCCGAGTACTTCGGCCACCATCCGCAGGACGGCTCGGGCGACGTGTTCTTTCATCTTGATCCGCTGTGGGCCGATTCGAGCGTCGATTTCGTTGCGATCGACAATTACATGCCGCTCTCCGACTGGCGCGACGGCTTCGGCCATGCCGACGCGATTGCCGGCTGGCGCTCGATCCATGATCGCGAATATCTCGAAGCGAACATCGAGCGCGGCGAAGGCTTCGACTGGTACTATGCGAGCCAGTCCGATCGCGACGCGCAGACCCGCACGCCGATCACCGACGGCGCCTACGGCAAGCCGTGGGTCTTCCGCTTCAAGGACGTGCGCGCGTGGTGGTCGAACCCGCACTTCAACCGCCCGGGCGGCGTCGAAAGTGGAACGCCGACCGCCTGGGCGCCGCAATCAAAGCCGATCCGCTTCACGGAAGCCGGATGTCCGGCGGTCGATAAGGGCACGAACCAGCCGAACGTCTTCGTCGACCCGAAATCGTCCGAAAGCAACCTGCCGTACTACTCGCGCGGCGCGCGCGACGATTTCATTCAGCGCCGCTACGTCGAGGCGCTCTATCACTATTGGTCCGCCAACAATCCGATCTCCTCCGTCTATGGCGGCCCGATGATCGAATTGGGCGAGCTCTCCATCTGGACATGGGACGCGCGCCCCTATCCCGCCTTTCCCGGCCGCGCCGATGTCTGGGGCGATGTCGAGAACTGGCGGCTCGGGCATTGGCTGAACGGCCGGCTCGGCGCCTCGGGCCTCGCCGCGCTCGTCCGCGAAATCTGCCGCCGCGGCGGCCTGCCGGATTCCGAGATCGACGTGGCGCGGCTTGCCGCCACCGTGCCCGGCTATCTGATCGATGCGCTCGAAAGCGCGCGCGGCTCGATCGAGCCGCTCGCCCGGTTCTATGGCTTCGATGCCGTCGAATCCGACGGCGCCATCCGCTTCGCGCCGCGCGGCGGCATGCCGGTGGCCGTGATCGGGCCGGACGATCTCGTCGCCGCGCGCCGGCGCGAGGACGAGGACATCGAGTTCACCCGTGCGCAGGAAACCGAGCTGCCGCTCGCCCTGAAATGGCGGCTCGTTCGCGCCGACGAAGAATATGAGGGCATGACGGTCGAAGCGCGCCGGATCACCGTCGATACGGCGCGCATCCGCAGCGAGAATTTCCAGATCGCCGCGCCCGGCGCCGAGGCCGATGCACGCTGCCGCCGCGCGTTGTTCGAGGCCTGGATCGAGCGCGAGCAGGCAACCTTCGCCTTGGCGCCGTCGCGGCTCGCCCTGGAGCCGACCGATGTCGTGCTGATCGAGCACGACGGCCGGCAATTGGAGTTCCGGCTGCGGTCGGTGGCGGATACCGACTCGCGCGCGATCGAGGCCGTGCGCACCGACGCCGTGATCTACGGCGCAAGGCCGGGGCCGGAACGGACGCCGTCCCTTCCGGAGCCGATCGTCTACGGCCCGCCGGTGGCCGCCTTGATGGACTTGCCGGTCGTCACTGAGGGTGTGCCGGCGCACCGCCCCTATGCCGCCGTGCATGCATCCCCATGGTACGGCCGGGCGGCGGTCTATCGCAGCGCGACGCAGAACGGCTTCACCCTGCTCGACGCGATCGGCCGGCCGGCGCGCATCGGCGCGCTCGCCTTCGACTTCTATTCGGGGCCCTATGCCCGCTTCGACCTCGGCAACGAGATTTATGTCGATCTCCTCTCCGGAACGCTCGAAAGCGTCACCGATATCGAGCTGTTCGCGGGCGCGAACTCGGCTGCGATCGAGTCCGAACCGGGCGTCTGGGAGATCGTGCAGTTCGGCCAGGCCGAGCTGATCGACGCGCGCCGCTATCGCCTCAAGCGCCTGCTGCGCGGGCAGCTCGGGACCGAAGGGGCGATGCGCAACCCGGCGCCCGCGGGAAGCCGCGTCGTGATCCTCGATGCGGCGGTGACGCCGCTGTCGATCGGCGAAGCCGATGTCGGCATTGCCTACAATTGGCGGATCGGGCCCGCGTCGCTGCCGGCAAGCGATCCGGTGTATCTCGCGGAAACTTTCACGCCGCGCGGCGTCGGCCTACGCCCCTGGTCGGTCGGCCATGTGAGCCAGCCCTACAAGGTCGCGCGCGAGCCCGGCGATCTCGAAATCCGCTGGAAGCGCCGCACGCGATCGCCGGCCGGCGACAACTGGGGCGCGCTCGAAGCGCCGCTCTTCGAGGAAGCGGAAGCCTATGAAATCGATATCCTCGACGGCGCGGCCGTCAAGCGCACGCTCGCGAGCGCCACCACGAGCGTCGTCTACACCGCCGCCCAGCAGGTGGCCGATTGGGGCGCGCCGCTGGCAGCGCCCGCCTCCCTCGACATCGTGATCTATCAGCTTTCGACGACCTTCGGCCGCGGCGCGCCCAAGGCCGTGACGCTGTTCTTCTGAAAGACCCCCCATGTCTGATGAGACTACGCACCTCAAGCTGCCCTACATCCTGGCGAGCCAGGCGCAGAAGCACGTCACGCACAACGAGGCGATCCGCCTGCTTGATGCGCTCGTGCAGATGTCTGCGATCAGCCGGAGCGAGACCGATCCGCCGGGAAGCCCGAGCGACGGCGCCCGCTACATCGTCGCCTCCGGCGGCAGCGGTGCCTGGGTGGGCTGGGATCTCAACGTAGCCTATTGGGTCGATGGCGTCTGGACCAAGCTCGTCCCGCAGCTCGGCTGGCGGGCGTGGGTCGAGGACGAGGCGCGGCTCGTGATCTGGACCGGCGCGGCGTGGGAGCCGGTCGAAGGAATCCCCGAATCGGGCGCCGTGATCCAGAACGCGGCGCTGATCGGCCTCGGCACCACCGCCGACGCGCAGAATCCCTTCTCGGCGAAGATCAACAAGGCGCTGTGGACCGCGCGATATGCATCGGAAGGCGGCGACGGCGATCTTTTCTACACGATGAACAAGGAGGCCGCCGGCGGCGATGTCGGTTTCCTGTTGCAAACGGATTTCGTGACCAAGGCGCTGCTCGGCCTCTTCGGATCGAACAACCTCCGCCTCGCGGTCTCGGCCGACGGCTCCGCCTTCAACGACGCCTTCGAGGTGGACCACGAAACTGGCGTCCTCAGCCAGCCGCGCCTGCCGCGGTTCAAGGGCTACACCAATTTCGACAACTACGTCGCGGTCGATACCTGGACGAAGATCGCGATCAATAACACCGAGTACAACAACCAGAACGCCTTCGACGCCGGCAACAATCGCTTCGTGGCGCCGGCGGCCGGCACGTATCTCTTCGGCGCTTCGCTTCTCTACAAGGTGAATTCCAGCACCGCGGCGCGGATGCGCGGCCGGCTTGTGCTGAACGGCACGACCGAGATCAGGGGCTCGTTCGGCGAGATCTCCGGCGCCCATGTCTCCGAAGCGACGGCGCTGTGGCTGCACGCGATGGCGCTTCTCGACGAGGGCGATACGGTCGAGCTGCAAGGCTACTTCCGTGCCCAGGACGGCTATTTCGCCGCCGACCACACGGCCTTCTGGGGCTGCAAGGTCGGATAGGCGCGCCGGCGCGACATCAAATCAGAAGCCCGAGGAAGACGGCAATGACTCCTCCGAAATCAGAGGACGGCTACGTGCGCATGGCCGAGGCCGAGTTCGAGGAGCTGCTCGCCCGGGCGGCCGAGCGCGGCGCGCGCCGGGCACTGGCCGATGTCGGGCTCGAAGGCAAGGAGGCCGCCCTCGACATCCGCGATCTGCGCTCGCTGATCGAGTGCATTCGCTTCGTCCGGCGCACCGCAGTGCAGACGGCGGTGCGCCTGATCACCACCGGCATCCTGCTCGCGTTGCTCGCCGGCATCGCCATCAAGCTGAAGCTGTTCGGCAACGGCGGCCCCTGATCCGCCGCGAGCAGCCGAGCGACCAGCGCCCGCCGCGAGGCGGGCTTTTTCGTGCCCAGCATCAAAAGGAGAACCGTCGATGAGCATGGCCAAGTTCCGGCGCTGCCATGACGTGACGAAGAAGTGGGAGGGCGGATGGTCCGACCATCCCGCCGATCCGGGCGGCAAGACCATGTATGGCGTGACCGAGGCGGTTTATCACGCGTGGCTGCGGAAACACGGCAAGCCGATCCGGCCGGTCCGCCAGATCACCATGGCGGAGGCCGAGCAAATCTACTTCGAGGAATATTGGACGCCCTGTGGAGGGCCAACGCTCGCAGTTGGCGTCGATCTCGCCACCTACGACGCCTCCGTGAACTCCGGTGTCTCGCGCGGGCGCCAATGGCTGCTCGCCTCGATCGGCGGGCCGGACCACGAGACGGTCAAGCGCATCTGCGCAAGACGCCTCGGCTTCATGCAGTCGCTGAAGATCTGGACCACGTTCGGCCGCGGATGGGCGCGCCGCGTGGCCGACATCGAAGCCAAGGGCGTCGCCTGGGCGCTCGCGGCGGCAAACGACAATCGCGCCGTTGTGAAGCGACAGCTGGGCGACGAGGCGGACGAGGCGCGGTCCCTTGCGCGCAAGCAGACCGGAGGCGCTACGGGCGCCGGCGGCGGCGGCGCGATCGCCGTCGATCAGGGCGTGCAGCTCGGCGACTGGCTTGTCGCCGGCATCGCCGTCCTCGCCTTCGCCGCGCTTGCCTTCCTCATCATCCGCGCGGTGGTCAACGCGCAACGTGCCGCCGCCTATCGCAAGGAGGCCGCCCATGCTTAGTGTCCTCGCCCCAGTTCTCATCAGCCTCGGCGCGCCGATCCTCGGCTCGATCCTGCGCACCAACGTCGGCGGTGTCGCCGGCGAGGCTTCCGCTCAGGTGATCGACGCGCTTGCCAAGGCGTTCGGCGCGCAGCCGACGCCGGATGCGGTGAAGGCCGCGATCGAAGCCGATCCTAATGCCGCCGCCAAGGTTCAGGCGATCGAGCGCGAGCGGAGCGCGGAATGGGTGGCGTATCTCACCATGGCAACCTCGCAGCGCAACCGCATGCTGGACCGCGAGGACGAGCGGGGCAGCGTCTTCTCCTGGGGATGGCGCCCGGCCATGTCGTGGATGCTGCTCTTCCTCTGGTCGTGGAACGGGGTGGTCCTGCCGGTGGTGAACGCCACCGCCGGCGCATCGATCGCGTCGATCCCCTGGGAGCACCTGCTTGGCTTCGCCGGGCTCTGGCTCGCGATCTATGGCGGTGGGCACACGATCAAGTCGGTGTTAGGGCGGTAGGCTTGGAAATGGCTCAAAGAAGCGCGCAGCGCGCCACGCCGCTGCGGCTGCGGCCGGTTGTGCGACGACGACGGCTTCCCTCGCGACCTGTGATACGCCGACGGCGCCATCCGGCAGGAGCACAACGTCACTCCGGCGGAGGTTTGCGGTCCGAAACGGTGCCGTGACCGAGTCTGTTTCCGCGTATCAGTCTCTGACTACGGGTTCTTAGGCGATTTCTCGACCCGATTCGACCATGGTCGGGTGACAGCAGCTCCTAAGCAGAGCATTCTATGTTCCGCGAATCACAACCGGGGGCTGCGCATTAGAGAACGCTGCCGTGCCAGCCGAAGCCCCGACATCAGGGTTATTGCCGGGGAGAAGGCATGCAGACGATCGAAAAGCTCTTCAAATCGGCGTCTACCAGTTACAACAAGCAGCTTCCGCATCTAAAGACGTGCCGAGAGCTGGCGCTCGTCGCCCTGGAGAAATTAGCTAGCGACGCGGCGTATCAATCTTATTCCGTTCATTCTGCTCACAACATTGCGACGAAGTACGCCGTCTTCACGGCTAAGGGGGCGATATCCCGCCCAATCGCCGAGGCGCTATTTATTGCCGATACGAAAGCCTTCGCGGCGCTGGACAAGGACGTAATTGGGGATTTAGCTCGACGAGAGACCCTAAGCTCATCCGAGATAGACGCGGTCAGCTCCTACATCTACACGGCGATAATGGCGTTTGCTGCAACATACGACCTCTGGAAGCCGGGCAGCAGGAAAACACCAGGCACATTCTTTGAGGTCTTCATGGCAGCTCTGGTGAATCTGCACTTGCCCGAGCACGAGCTATCGAAGCATGTGAATTTGGGCGCTATGTTGGGGGAGGACACTCGGGACGAGGAGCAGGAAGCACGAGAGGTCACCGGCTCAGAGGAAGACGAGGAAGAGTCCAGCGTCTCCACGGACTTGGTGATTAAATCCGCCAAATCCAAAAAATGGGCAGTGGTACCGCTGAAGATCACAACACGCGAAAGAGTCGTCCAGCCGTTCGCTCATCAACGCATTCTGGAATCATCCTTCCCCGGGCAATTCCATTCGTTCCTGTGTTGCATAAGCGAGACGCAACTCGACAAGAAGACGGAAAGCGTGAAGCAAATTTGTGTGCCAGGAACGATAAAGTTATTTCAACGTTTCCTAAGCCCGATTGAAGGGCTTTACTACTGTGACATACCGGCCAGGTATTCGCTTCCGAGCCTAACGCGCTATGTCCCCGTAAAGAGGTTGGGCGAAGTGTTCAACGACTTGAGACAACTGCTCGGCTGAAGGAACTCGCAGGTCAAATAGCAAGGGACAGTTGACGCTCGTATCCTTCGGGAAACTGAACGTTTGATTGGACCATGTATGGCTGCATCGCCAGCGAGCGCTTTACTGCCTCTCCAGCAGCCCGCGCCAACGGCGGGGGGACAGCGTTGCCAATCTGGTACCGAATGTCGTGGCGCGTACCAAGAAAACGGAATTGGTCTGGGAAACCCTGTAGTCTGGCCCCTTCGCGCAATGTGATCGATCTGTTCTGCTCGGGATGGGCGTACCGTCCCCGAGAGAAGCTATCGAACCCGGCGGTGATCGTCGGGCATTGCCCATCCCATGCAAGTCGACCGTACACATCCGGCCAACCTCCGGTCATTGGCTTATCGACCTTGTGGCAGTCGAGTCGGAGATGGAAGGGTATATCCTGCCATCCGCCACCTTGAGGGACGTGAGAGATCCGTTCCTCGTTGGCTCGTGATATCCGGCACTTGATGTGATTCGGTATATCTGGATGCTCGGTACAATCCTCAGGCGGAGGAGGTAGGTCCCCAATGGCGTCCCTCACAGTCAATCGCCGTGACTCCTTCACGAGAAATGGTATGGGAGCGCCCAGGTCACTGCGAAGCCCAATCATCAGGAAGCGCCCGCGGGTTTGGGCGAGACCAAAGTCCGAAGAATCTACCCGGAATTGATACACATCATAATGAGATAGCTGCTCAATCAACTCGGCAACCAGCTCTCTGCCTCGCCTCTGAGCAACGATCTCTACGTTCTCAAAAAGGAACGCCTTCGGATTCATCTCGTCGATCAACCGAGCGAATTCAAGCACCAGCTTGTTTCTCGGGTCGTCCAGGAGATGAGCGCCTCGCCTCTGTTTGGAAAAGCCCTGGCAGGGGGGGCCACCACTGAACAGATCGAGCTCGGAAAGCTGGGCGAGAGAGAGCAGCTCTTCTCCAGAGACTTTCCACGCGTCCATTACGTGGCAGTGTTGACCGAGGTTCAAGTTGTAAGTAGCGACGGCCGCTTCGTCATTGTCAAACGCCAACCGCACGTCGAACCCAGCTTCCAGGAGCCCGAGCGCGTTTCCGCCGGCACCGCAAAAGGACTCGATGCACGTTAGTCGATTGCTTTTTGATGGGATGACCGGTGCCATTGACGTGCGAATCAGGGTGTTGTGATAGCGTTCAGGCTATGCCGTCACTTCGCGACAAGTCAATATGAAACGCAAAGGTGCGATTAGAATATCAACTTCGGACGTGTGCCGGGCTGCGAGAGCGCTAACCGGCATGACCCAAAAGGAGTTGGCCAAGGCGGCATCCCTTTCACAGCAAACGATCGCGGATTTTGAGCGAGGAGCGCGAGTGCCGCATCCGAACAATCTCAAGGCAATTTTCTCGGTCTTCGAAGCTCGAGGGATTGCGTTCCAAAGAGAGGGGGACAGGATATCGGGAATCACTTTTCACCAGTGATCGATTGGGGACGGCCTTCCTTTCTCCTCCAAAAGCGGGAACAGCGCCTGCCGCAAAGTGGTGGCCTTTCGAGTCTGGCATTCCCATATGGTCACGACTCGCCAGCCGGCCGCAGTGAGCCTTGCATGGTTCTCCGAATCCCTCTCGACGTTTCTCGCGATCTTCTTCGACCAGAACGCTTCGTTGGTCGAAGGCATTTTACGGCCCTTCTTGCAGTGCGGACACTTGTGCCAGAAGCATCCATTAACGAACACACAGGTTTTGTAGCGTGGTAGCACTATGTCAGGACGGCCAGGAAGCCTCCCCTGATGCAACCGATAGCGAAAGCCGAGGGAGTGCAGGAATCGACGCACACGAACCTCTGGCTTCGTATCTCGCGCTCCGATCCCTGCCATCATGGCGCTTCGTTCGCGGGACGATAGAAAGTCCATTCGCCTGACCCATTTGCCCCGCTCAGGGCACTCTGCCCTGAATGACCGCGCGGATAGCCTCCGCCATCCTCCGCTCGTCATAGCCAAGACTGTCTCGTTGAACATTGCCAGCTGCTCCGGTCGACAATAACCAAAGAGCTCGTCGTGGCGCCGATGACAGGTTCCAAGGGTTCTTTGCAGTTAGCCGGTTCGTCACCTCTCCATGCTCATCTTCAGGAAAGATCAAGAATCCATCCAGCCGCGATTCTGGATCGCCGAAACCGGAGAGATAGGAAGCAATCTGATAGAGATCCTCTCGTACAATCCCAACCCGATTTCGAGCACTGGGCGCTGTGGTCTTGTATTTTGCATCGGCTAGACCAACCAGGCGCCCTCGGTGATCAGCGATGATAATGTCGGGGCGAAGTGAACCAAGCACGTTGCCATCGACAGAGCTGCGGAAGAGCCACCGAAAGTGTTCTCTTGTTCGCCCGCTGTGGACGACGCGGAAGCCGGCGAGTCCAAGCTGCAGCAATTTCGCCACGTAAAGCTCCCAAATTTCCGCCATGTCGAGAAGAATTCCAAAGACCTTTCGGCCTCCAGTCGTTCCAGTTGTTAATGGCCGCTGATTTAGGATCGACAGCGAAAGTTCGACTATTGGCCTATAGCTTTCGGTAATTGGCGAGTATCGGATCGTGCGATGGGCTGTTGCGGGCTTCCACTGAACCCGATCCCCCAACGCGTGCTGGAGATCATGCATCAGGATTCTGCCGCGATCTGGGAGCCAATTCATGGTGTCGCCATAGTCTTCCAGAACCCTTCTAAGGCGCGCAAACGCTGCAATCAAAATGCCGCCGATGGCGGCGTCTACTGCGCGAATTCGAGTCACTGAAACGAGGCGGTGATCACCCGTAGCACGCGTGATCGCTGATGGTCGCGCGAGCAATCTACCGCGAAGAGCCGTCCCGTGATGAACCTCATCCACTCGCTTGGCCGGCAAACCGTGCTTGGCCGCGGTGATGAGTCGCGAAGCCCAGAGATGGGCTATAATTGTCCATAGCCACACGCGGCGGTGCTCGTAAGACCCTTGGGTTTCGAGTAGCCGCACACCCCAGATCGTCGAAAGCCAGCGCATCAGGCAGGGCATTCCGAAACGTGGCTCGATGCGGAGAGTACGGCTCTCAAAATGCAGCTCGCCGACGTAGCGATCCGCCCACCAAACCCTTGACGCACCATCGTATGCCGCGATCGGTTCGTGGTCTCGGCTTGGGTCTTCCGAACGCGAGCCAAGCGTGAGAAGCAGATCAGCGGGCTTTGCAAGCGCCGTTATTTGTCGCAACCACTCCTCTTGCTCGCGGGCCATGGGCGGAAATGGCGAGCAATCCGTTGTCCTGAGGTAAGGCACACTGCTGGTCTGCTCATTCACGAACGGCACTCTCTAGAACGACTGATCGAGCATGTCGCACGAGCGTGTCCCGCTCGGCCGAATCGATCCCTGAGAGATATTGCTCCAAGAGTGGCTGTAGCGAGTATCGCCACAGAGCGACAACGGGATCGAGTGCGCCGCCACTTCGATTGAAGAGCACGCGATTGCGCCGCCGCTCCGAGCCGATAAGAAACTGGTGGGCGAAGGCCACGATGTCACAAAAGTAAGTGTGGCCGATCTGATATTGCTGCCCGAGGTAACTATTGGTGACAATTTCGGCGTTCAGACGCTGCGCACGATCCGCTAGTTCTTCAAATTCTGGTTCAACGTTCTGCCAGCTCTTCTTGATCCTCTTCGCAGCGACCAGAGACTCCCAGCGCCTCTGGGAGATTGCCAGGAAGTCCTCGCGCGAAAAGCCGCGCAAGAACCACAGAAACCGCCTCCTCAGCGCAAAATCGACCTGCTCTAAAGACTGGTCAATGAGGTTCATCGTGCCGATGAAGTGGAGGTTAGGCGGAAGGCGCACGATCCTAGCTTTCTCGTCATGACCGCCCAAGCGTACCGAAGAATCGCGGTCTTCCAAGAGAGTGAAGCACTCTCCGAGCACCTTGCTCAGATCAGCTCGGTTCATTTCATCCAGGACAAGCACGAAGGGGATCGCGCGAAGCTCGTCGGGTTCGTTCTCAAGCTGCGCTACCAGCCTCAGCAGTGCACCGTCACGATATTCGGTCTGGCCTCCCGCACCAATCTGAATTCCACGAACCAAGTCCTCGTAACCGTAGCCAGGATGGAACTGGATGCGTTGCATGCGCTGTTCAGCGAGAGCGTCCACCTCTTTCGGTTCACCAAAGAACTTTTTCGGTCCCCAGAGCTGAAGGAGCCGCTGCCGTATTAGACTGCTCGCAATCTCCCGCGCTTGATACGTCTTGCCCGTACCGGGTGGGCCGTACAAGACAATCTGCTTCTTGATGCCCAGTGCTTGGAGGGGACTTATCGTGTCCGAGTCACTGTCGGCGTACCAGCACTCTCGCAGCGGCGCCCAATAGAAGTCCAGATCCTGACCCGGTAGATACTGTTGCAGCTTGTCTCGAATGGCTTTGAGCCGATCATCGATATCATCCGGCTCGCCTCCATCGAGGAGCTCATTGAAAGCCTCGGCTATGCGAGCTTTATGGCCTTCGCTCGCGATGCGCTCGTACTCATCGGGAAAGAGTAGGTAGAGGATGACGTGGCGCAGCTGCGGAGGCCTGTTGAACTCCTCGCGGTGCGCTTCCGCCAACTCGTCGAGAAGATCGCGGGCGCCCTTGTGATCTGCCAAGAGCGACGCTCGTTCCTCGGCAGATTTTTCGTTCAGCGCGATTGCAAACCGCGCGAGATACGTCAGCTCGTTTGGCCGGCCAGTGTTATAGACGAGTCCAGGATCGCCGATTCCAGTGGCAAAGCAACCGAACTGTGGGGCATCCTCAGGAATCTCAATCCCCTTCCAGCTCGCTACCTTTCGGATCAGCTCTTCCTTTCGCGAAGCCCTTACACTGCTCGGAAACAGAAAGTAAACGAACAGGAGTTCGGAGGCGAGCCGCGTTACGTCTTCATCTTCGGATGAAAGTTGCCCCTGGAATTTTTCCTCGAACCCCCTGTCCTTGGAAGTGTCCGGCCGGTCAATAAAGCACGCCTTGAACCGTTGAAGGTTCTGTCCACTCCAAACCTGCCTCTGGGGCCAAAGAAGGGATTGGCCTTGGACCAAGCATCGATCGCGCCATTCAGCCGCGGCAGCGAAAATCTGCGTCGTGTCATGATCCGTTACCCGCGCCATTGACCTCACCCCCAACCGCCAGCATGTGAAGCAGCGCCACGCCCCATCGGCCTCGGCCGTCAATCCTTACTCGGATATCGCGAACGACGGATACCCCTGAATTGCGCGTCGAGTGTTGTGGGTCCGCCGCGCGACTGCCACATCCTCTTCAGCGAGCCGCCGCGTGCCAACCCAATTTTGCGGACGTATTGCGGAGTTGACATGCGAACGCCCCGGACGCGGGTCCGGGGCGTTCGCATAAGCGATTGACAACGCTTTAGAATTTTGGTTGCGGGGGTAGGATTTGAACCTACGACCTTCAGGTTATGAGCCTGATGTCAGCCTTAGTCGGGATTGACGTGCTCCCCGAACTCGATTGTCTGGTGAGACGATGCCCTCCCGCCTGCCGATCGACCGCGAAGTGCTCGCCGAGTTCTGCCGGCGCCATCACATTCGGCGCCTGTCCCTGTTCGGGTCCGTGTTGAAAGGCACCGCGCGGCCAGATAGCGATATCGACCTGCTGGTGGAATTCGAGCCCGGCAAAGAGCCCGGCCTTATTGAGCTGGCCGGGATGGAGCTAGAGCTGTCGCAGCATCTCGGAGGGGCTCGGGTCGACCTGCGCACGCCGGAGGACTTGAGCCGATATTTTCGGGACGACGTTCTGCGCACGGCTGAAGTTCAATATGCCGCCTGAGGATCGCACCCGAATCCATCGAGAGGATGTCGCTGCCCATCGAGCGCGCCATTGAAGAATGTCACTCGGAACGAAGCTACAGCGCCCGGCAGTTGCCGCATCTCAATATCCTAGCCCGAGCTCCTGAGCTTCCGCGGTCAATTCATCCAGCACCTTCCGGCGTTCCGCATCGATCCGCTCTTTGTATCGAGCAAGGTCCTCCGTGCGGACGCGCCGCTCCGATCCCACGAGACGGGCGGGAAGCGCTCCACGCTTGAGCAGATCGAGAACATACGAATGCGACACGTTCAGGAAATCGGCCGCCTCTTCGATGGTCAGGTCATCTTTCATGCCACCCTCAACGGCGTCACCTTTGCGCCCTCACGCAGGGCGTCGAGCTTGTCCGCCCACCATTGCATCATGCGGACCCGCTCGTCCCAGAACTCAGCCCGGGCATAGGCCCTCCGTACCGCGTCCCCGTCCTCATGGGCAAGCTGACGCTCGATGGCATCCGCGTGCCACAGCCCGCTCTCGTTCAATAGCGATGAAGCCGTAGCCCGGAAGCCATGCGCCGTCGCCTCGTCCTGCGAATAGCCGAGCCGGCGCAGGGCCGCATTGAGCGTGTTGTCGGAGATCGGCCGCAGCTTCGACCGGACGCTTGGAAACACAAGCCTGCCGTTGCCGGTGATTTCGCGAAGCTGCGTCAGAATGACGATTGCCTGGGATGGCAATGGCACCTTGTGCGGACGGCGCATTTTCATGCGCGGCGCCGGGATCGACCACACGGCGGCTTCGAGGTCGAATTCGGGCCACTCCGCGAGCCGCAATTCGCCTGGGCGCGGGAAAAGGTAGGCCATGAGCTGCAACGCGGCTTTCGTCGCCGGCTGGCCATCGTAGTCCCACACGGAGCGAAGCAGCGCCCCGACCGCCTTCGGATCGGTCACGGCCGCGCGCGGCTTGACCTTCGGTGTGGTCAGTGCGCCGCGCAAAGCGAAGGTGGGATCGTTGTCGGCGCGCGCGGTGGCGATGGCGTAGCGGAAAACCGAACCGATCGTGCTGCGAAGGCGGCGCGCGGTCTCTAGACGGCCGCGCACTTCGACCTTGCGCAGCACGGCGAGCACTTCGGCGGCACTGATCTCGGCAATGGGCCGTTCGCCGATGAGCGGGCGGGCGAAGTCGAAAAGCCACTTCGTCTTTTTGAGAGTCGTCTCGGCGCGGCCTTCCCTTGTCATCTTCGCGAGCAACTCGTCGGCGATGGCCGCGAAGGTGTTTCCGGCGGCGATCGTACGGGCGAGCTTTTCCACCCGCCTTTCCACCATCGGGTCCTTGCCTTCGCGCAGCAGGGCTCTCGCCGCTTCGCGGCGCTTGCGCGCTTCGGCAAGGGAGACTTCGGGATAGACGCCGAAGGAAAGACTCTTCTGCTTGCCGTCGTAACGATAAGCGAGGCGCCAATATTTCGAGCCGTTGGGATGAACGTGCAATTGCAGCCCGCTGCCGTCCGACAGCTTGATCGTGCTGGCGCCTGGCTTGGCTTTGCGGATCGCGGTATCGGTCAGCGGCAT